CTGCTAAGTTAGTATATAGAGCGTTGTAATGGGTATTGTATGCAAGTACGTCTAATAATACAGAAAGGCTGGAACCTTCAAAGTCATAATCTCTAAATGTATCTTGACCTTGTAAATACTGTTTAATATTTGACTTAATTGCATCAAAATCTAACTCAGTTGTTTGTATTTTCCTATTTGTTGTGTGTGCCATTATCTTGTTCTCGTTAGGATTAAGTTGACCTGTATCGGTCTAGTAGTATTTATTATTCTAAAATAAATTGTAACATCAACTCTGTGATCGTCCGGAAGCATAACAATTTTAACATCTAATAATTCTACTCGTGGTTCAAAACTTGTAATTGTGTCCGTAATTGCTCGTTTAAGCATTATATTAAGCATAGGAGTAGCAGGTTCAAATAATAAACCTCTAATCTGTGAACCTATTTCTGAATGAAATGGTCTTTCATAGTTTTGAGTTAAAACAAGGTTACGAACTGAAGCTTTAATTGCTTCTTCGTCATACTTCATAGCCACATCATATGTTGATGGATGCTTTGTAAAGTTAAAATCGAAATCTGAAAATGTTCTTGTGTTCCTTGCCATACTATTATTTATAACCCTTTTAACCGAAAAATACGCTTGGTGAACCTTGTGCTACAATAGATCCACACGCAACTTGATCGCCAATTCTAGCTGCAGGTATACCATTAACAAATACTGTATCTGATCCTTTTGCTAATATAGAATCATGACAAGCAGGACCACAACAATGTGTTACCCAGTGATCACCTTCTCGATGTATACCAATACCATTCACAAATACATTAGTACTTGCTTCATCATTGACCCTAGGTGGATAACACCCATGACCTGAACATATATCTCCTAATCGTGTAACTGCTGGCATTAAATTGTTCTCGTTTGTGTTGTATTAGCTATATAATTATACGTTGTTGATACACCATCAACCGTAACTATAATTTGCCCATTTCCACTTCTACCACCTTGTGTTGTAGAAGATGATACGTATGTTACTCCGGCGGGCATACTTGAAGTCCTTCTATAATTAGAACCTCCACCGCCGCCTGCTCCTGAAGCATTTCTACCACCTGATCCTGCACCAAAGTATCCAGCGCCTCCACCTCCAGATCCTCCATCACCAAGATCTAAATAGCCATTTCCTCCAGTACCATATCCCCAACCGCCTGCAAATGTTCCGTAATTACCTGAAAATATACCATTACCACCATTTCTTCCAGAACCAGCATTACCTGTTCCTCGTGAACCTGAACCGCCTCCGCCCACGCCGCTTTGTGTACCTCCGCCACCACCATATGCAGCTCCAACGTGATTTAAGTTATTTCCACCAGTTTGTCCAGTATCAGCGCCGCCTGCACCACCATATGTTGATGCATTATTTAATCCATCTGCGCCAGCTCCTCCGCCACCACCGCCAATAGCAATTAAAGTGCTACCAATTAATAAAGCAGAAGCTCCTCCGCCACCACCGCCAGCTCTACCTTGATTATTTCCATTTGTTCCTGCTTGAGCAACATACATAGTTAGCACAGTACCAGGTGACATTGTTCCATTCCATACGACAGTACCGCCTTGGCCACCTGCATCGTTTCCTCCATTTGATCCACCACTAGCACCATATACAGTAATTGATACTGATTTAGTAGAAGCTTTACCATAAAAATTGCTATGTTTAATTTGTCCTGATGCAGGAACTCCAGCAGCAGCACTGTAAAATTCACTCATTGAATGAGGTGCAGCATCTCCAAATTCGTCAGCAATATTCTTTAAAGATATTTGACCTGAAGATTGTAAAGCCATTAAACAGTTCCAAATGCAGTCACATCACCGGTTACAGTTAAATTTCCTGAAGCATCTAGTTTCATTTTATTTGTACCACCTGTAGCAAAATATAGTACACCGCCTGATTCTGTAATTGTCCAATTATTTAATTTAACAGTTGATACTTGCAATGGTGCAGAACTATACGATGCATGCGTTGTATCAATAAATGCAGATGCATCTGGTTCTGGAGTATAGCTATCATAAAATTTCCAATATCCATCACTGGCATCTCTAAATAAACCTGTATGTTGATATGTACCATCATTATAATTACCAGCAATACCAAGATCTGGGTTTGCCACTGTTGATTCACTATTTAAATAAATCATATTATCTTCGACTGCTAAATCAGTTGTATTAATAATATTTTGAGTTCCATTAACAGTTAAATCGCCGGTAATAGTTAAATTTCCTGATAATGTTGCACTACCAGTTTTATCTAGTTTATTTGTATCTAAACTTGTAAAATTTTCATCTAAATCTGCAAGAGGTATTGAACCAGTTCTTGCGGCAAAAGTATTTGGTACACTCATGTTTCCCACCCTACAGTTTCATTATTGTCATTATTCCATGGCAAAATAGTATTAGAATTATTTTTCCATGTTATTGTTAATCCGGATGGATTAACGTATTGTAATAGTTTTAATTTATTATAATCCCAATCATTTTCTACATCAATTGTATATGTTTGGCTTGATGTAGTAGATGTTGCAGTATATGTATATGTTCTAACTAATGTTGTATCAGCTCTAAAATAATATACACCATATAATTCATTTCGGTTTATTTCTGCCCAATCATATACTTCTACAAAAGTATCTTGGTTTGTTCTATATTGTATTAATTCGTCAAATGCATCAAGAAATTGACCACTAATAGTATTGCTTGATATTGTAACACCGCTGTCTGGTGTTGAAGCAGTTATTGTAACTGGCTCAAATTCAGATGTTAATTCATTATAATAAGTAATATTATAATTAAATAACTCTCTTTCATTAATACTATCTAATAGTGTAGATAATGGTGACCAAGCCATTATGTAATCAACACAAACTGTCCATTACTTGAAACCCGTTTGTGATCCCTCATTGTAAATGCATTAAATCGATTAGCTGTATATTTAAATGATACATGAATCCATACAGTATTTTTACCAGAATATTCTAAAAGTATCTGATCATAAGGCACCATCTTAGCTAATTGACATGCTGCTTCATAGTGTTGTTCACGACTAAATCCTGGTATGACAATATCTGCTGCTTGACCTAGATAATGTTGTGATGTAGCACTTGATCCTCTTACATCGCCCGGTCTTCTAAAGCCAGATGTAATGACCATATTAGGATATAATTCAGCAAGTGGTTCTAATACGTTTTCACATAAGCCTTTTAGATTACATACTATTTCATTTTCTGTTAAACCTTGTTGAGGTTTAGGCATACGTGAACCATTCTTAGTTAATGCACTTAATGTAAAGTGTTTGCTTAAATATAAATCTGGTGTAAACTTTTTAAGGCCATTAATAATGGCACATGATTGTGGTAAAGCCGTAACACTATTTCTTGTAACCGCACACGTTTTTTGTGTAGTACCATAATTTTGTTGTTCTGGATCTAATGTACCTTCATTAATACGTTTAGCAATATATGCAGTAGGATCACCTTCTTCTGGCGTTTCATAGTGAGCAGCAGCTTCTACACCTCGCGTAATGACTTGTAATTCTTTAAATGTTGGCATCACTGGATCATATGCTAATGGTGTTGTTAATCCTGAAGATACCGCAACTCCACTATTAAAGTCTATACGTGTTGCATCACCTGCAATATTACCTGATGCAGTCATATCAATATTACCATCATGCGCTTCTAAATTAATTGATCCTGCTTTAACTTTATATGAACCAAGTACTGATGTTTCCATATTACCATGTACATGAGTTTTAACATTACCCATTACTTCAATATTTGTATCATTATTAACTTTAACATTCCAATTACCATCAAGAGTAATATTACCTGAACCTTTAACATATACATAATCATTGCGTTCTAATATTTCATAGTTATCGCCAATAATCTTTTCTACTTTAGTGCCATTTGCATCTATCTCAAAGAATGTACCTTTTGTATGATAGAGATGAATACGTTCTGAATGTTTTGTATCATCAAATTCAAATACATGACCAGATTCTGATTGATAAACATGGTTATATGGATATGTTGAATTGTATGGTATTGGTGATTGATCCCATGTTACATTAAATGCAGTTACTACACCTTTTGTTCTTGTTAATTCTTTCTTACGAACAATTGTTTTCTTGATGTCTTCGTGTCTTGCAAGTTTATTTGTATCTGGTTCAAATTTATAGAGAGGATACTTACCATTTGGATCTCTAAAACCCAGAACCATCTTAAGACCATTATCTAGTTGACCAGATGCTGTTGTATTAGAATCAACTGTAGGTATAGCTGCCTTGACTGGAATAAGATCACCGGTAGGCCCCGGGATGCCCTCAGCAATAAACTTATCTTTCTCTGCAAGGCGTTTTCTTAATTCACTTTGATCAATTTCACCATTAACTTTAGCTTGTTCAGCAAATCCTGTTGCTGCAGCAAGATAATCATTATTGTTAAGATCTGATACAATCGATGAACTATCTAGTGCTCCTGTTTTATTATATTCTAATGCAACAAGAGAATCAAACATTGATTGCGTTACATCTGATTTAACTTGGCTTTTAACTTTAGCTTGTGCTGCTTGAAGCTGAGGATTTGTTATTAATTCAGAGCCGGTTAGGTTTTTGACAGTTTCTGAAGAAGCAGAAAATGATGATGCTGTAGCTAGTCCAGTATTTTCTTCTGCAGCTGCGCCTGTATCATCAGAAATAATATCACCATTATTTGATGTTGTAATTTGTTGGTTAGATTTAGGAAGTCTTCCATCTTCCTTAAGAATCATTTCATCATTGTCTTGATCAATTGCACCATCTTCTTGTGGTATACCACCAATAGATCCAATAAGAATAGGCATTTGGTTATATTCATCTCTGAACATAACAATAACCCAAGATCCTTCAACAGGACCTAAAGGAGAATAACCAATTCCAGAAATACCGGCAGAAGTTGTTGGTTGCAATGGGTATGCCCATGGTAAATCTTCTGTTTTAAGTTCAGTCTTATCGTGTGTATGTAATCCAACAACACGTACTTGGCATCGGCCTAATTTAAGAGGATCTTGTCTATTTTCGACGACACC